TTCTTAAGAATTTCCTCCCGTTCGAGTCTGTAACGTTCCTGCATGGCTTGGGTTTCAGAAAGCAATGATAAACGTGCCTGAAATAAACGCTGTTCCTGAGCTAATTGCATTAACCCAAGTTCTTGCTTTAATTGTTGAGCTAATAGATCAACAGCCTCTTTACGCTGATCTTTAGTTAAATCTAGGTCATGCTCGGCCTCAAACTGACGCTTGGCATAGCTATCTTTTAATATTTGCTCTTCCGTCTTTGTGTAGTCTCGGAATGAATCAAGCTTAGTCTTTGTAGCTTGCTCAGCAATAGCAATATCATTATCTGCACGTGCTTGAAGTTCTGCTTTAATTTCGGCCTTGCGTTCTGGGCTAAAGTTAGCTTTATCAACATCCTCAAGTTTTTTGGCCAGATCATACCTAATCTTTGTTACTTGATTAGCAACCTCATTCTCTAATTGAAGACGAAGTTTTGCCTGCTCCTCGGCCATTTTAGTGGTATCTTGAATAAGCTTATCAAAGTCTTTTGATGAGATATCACCAGCAGAATAGCCATTAATACCAGCCATGTAACTTTGATAGTCTTTCCAGTATTGATTATTATTTTTACCAATACCTTTACCCTTCATTACATTGCCTTCACCTGCATGATATGCACGTACAGCCTTTTCTAAATCACCTTTAAAAAGCTTCAAAAGATAAGACATGTACTTAGCGGCACCTTCAGCAGATTGTGCTAAATCAGTGCGGTCTTTTACGCCATATTGCTTGGCAGTACCTTCGAGAAACTGAAATCCACCAGTGGCCCCAGTTTTTTTGTTATAGGCTTTTGCATTACCTCGAGATTCGATCATATGAATCGCGGATAATGTTCCCGATGGAAGTTTGTATTTAGACTCTAGATCTGCAAAGCCGAATTTTGAAGCATTTGCTAGGACTTTCGCATTTACATTTAGTACTTTTTGCTGATTTTTAAGCTCCTTGTTTTGCTCAAGTATTGAATCAGTTCTAGCATCCGTGATGGCTTTGATTGATTCTTCTGCTTTCCAAGTATCCGTTAATGCTTTCATAGCCTCTCGGTCTGCTGCCTTAAGACCCTTAGCTAATGAATCTTTATAAAGCTTCAGTAAATCATTAGCCTGAGACTCAGAAAAACCCTTTTTCATTACTATCTCGACAAATTGCGTATCCCACAATTTATCTGCATACATTTTCTGTAAGGACTTTTGAGCCTCATCTGCAGCCTGTTTTGTATTCTTGATGGCATCAGCATGTTTCTGCTGCTCAATTGCTGCATTTTGTGCTTTGTTACCCGTTAAAGTAACTTCAATACCAAGCAATTTAATGGCTGTTTTGGTCTTATCAGCCTTTTCATAAGCTTCATTATATTTGTCGATTTGCTCCTTCAATGCATCTCTTAAGCTTGGGGGTAACTTCTGCTTAGCAAGTTGCTCCATAGCCTCCTTGTAGCTAATCGTGCCCAATCGAGCTTCATTAGAAATCCTTGTAAGTTCAACATTACCTTTACCGTAGTTTTGAATATCAATTAAAGCTGAACCAACAGCCATTTCTGTTTTTTTCAACTCCTCATTTTGAGCTTTAAAAGCCGTTGTTAAGTCATTAATAGCTTTGGTTTTTGCCTCACCTTTTAAGCCTTTTAATTCTTCAGCAGTACGGTTAGCCACTTCGGCTTGTTCAGCGAGAGTTCTATTCGCTTCTTCTGCCTTACCTTTAAAATAAGTGTAAGTTGCAGCCAGAGCGGATACACCTAAGGTAATTGCTCCAATTGGACCTCCGATAAGTCCTAATGCTCGGCTACCAATACTACCAACTAAAGAAGAAGCTGCTGAGAGGCGTGTTTGCGCAGCAGTTTGTGCATTTGTAGCAGCAGTTACTGCTGCCTGTGCTTGTGCGTATCGAGTTGCTGCCGCAGTTGCTCCAAATTTAGCTTGGGTTTCTGCATTTGTTGCTCGCACATTCGCGAGATGAGCTTTTGCTGCATTCAAAGCAGCGGTAGCTTCTGCATATTCTGCTTGAGCATTTAATACAGATGCTTGGCGGCTCGCTAAAGTTGAAGCCATTCCCTCTTTAATAGCAGCGCTCTTCATCAAAATTGCACGAGTGATATATCCAATACCAACTACTAAAGTCCCATCAGCAATTAAATCTAAATTACTTGCAAGAGTTTGAACGGATCCAGCTAATACCTGTGCTGCACCACTACCTTTACCAGCCTCACCAACAAATTTAATGATTTCGTTATTTAAAAGTGTGAGTGATTGACCAATTGTGATATCAGTTTTAGCGAAAAGTGCATCCACATCGTCTTGGGCATTTTTAAGCGCTTTAACGATTTCTTTTGAAGTAATTTTGCCTTCTGCGGCTACTGACCGTAGCTGACCAACGGTGATACCCATGCCTTGTGCAATAGCTTTTGCTAGTGCTGGTGTTTGCTCCATTACAGAGTTAAGTTCTTCACCACGTAATGTGCCGCTTGCTAAAGCTTGCCCGAATTGGACTAAAGCGGCATCAGCAGCTTCTGCGCTTGCTCCACTAATTGCCACGGCTTTTGAGACCGTTTCAGTTAGCCGGGCCGTATCATCCATTGTGAGGTTTAAAGTTTTGGCATTATCACTAAAACGCTGGTAGACCTGTAGAACAGAATCCCATGCTGAATAGGTTTTTTGAGCAATTCGGAAAGTGTCTTCCGTTGCTTTATTTAGTTCAACTTGATTATTAGTGACCAACTTAAGACGGTTTTGGAGTCCTGTATAAGTGTCCATCTTAGAAATGGCAGCACTTACAGTAACCAATCCAGCCATATAACCTGCAAGTTGACGTGTAGCAACAGATAACGCATCCATTGATTTAGTGGCAAAGTCGCCTTTACGCTCAATGCTATCCAGCTCATTGCCTAGATTGCGTGCATTTCGCTCTGCATTTTTAGCATCAATTACAATGACGAGACGTGATTCTTGTGCCATCTTTACTTTCCTCTAGGCAATAAAAAACCCACTCAATGAGTGGGTTTTGTTAAGTTGATTTTATTAGTGACGAATCAGACTACCTGAAATTTCAAGTACTCCCATCAATCGACTTGACTCCATCAGTGGGTGAAACCAACGGTCGCCATAATGTTGATTACCTGTTGTGTAGCTTATGGTTTTTAAATCATCACTAATGATTTTTCTATTAAGAGGTCCTCTTAAATCCATTGTTCGAGTGAGTTTTAGAACTGCAATATTGGTTTTAAACGCATATTCAGCTAAGTAGTGACCTTGTTCATTACTAAGCATGTGTATTGCACGATAGATTTTGCTTGTCACAAAGTTTTGGGAAATAATTGCATCTACCAGATCCTTAACCAAACCCAATGTTTCATTATCAAACAAAGAACCTTGAGCCTTCTTCTCTGCACTACTGTACATCGCAATCAGATGATGAACATATTCCACTGCAACAGGAATCATGTCATATGGGATTTCATCAATATGCTGAACATTGAAACGCTGATGAACTAATTTATAAGCATCGCTGTAATTCAAATGCTTAGTTTTAGCTACAAGAAGATTTACAGCATTGGTTAGGGGTTCACGTTCGGATTTGTGGGTTTTGGCAACTGGTGTGCCAACTTCTTTATCTAAAACATCAAGTACCCACTTGCGGAATTGCTTCGCTACAGCAGTACGAGCAAATATTGCTATTAGGTGGCAGCCACGTAGTGAGAAAATCCGCATACCCAAATTGGGTAGCCGAGGATTATCAATAATTTGTGTCATATTTTCCGTAAATTCATCAGAATTACGATTAAAAATTTTACTGACCGCGTTCTCTTGTTTATATCCTAATGCTTGTGCCAATTCACCTGAAGAAAGCCAAATCTGGCCATCTTGCCGTGGCACGGGATTGAATTTCACTTCATTAAAACTTAATGCTAAACTAGACATATCAATATCCTTTCCTATGGTTGTTGATAAAAGCCCCTTGCCGTCAGAAAGTTGGGGGCTTTTTACATCCCCAATGGGGACTTTTACAATTTAAGACTTTAAAAACTTCTTGTCAATCCCCATTGGGGATATTATTATAAATAAAATTTATTCGAGTATAGGACCATGGCTAGAAGCTCAGACGTTGAATACAAAATGCGTATGACGCAAGAACTAAAAGAAAAAATACTTGAATCAGCAAAGTTAAACAGTCGATCAATGAATGCCGACATTGTTGCCCGTCTTGAAAAAAGCTTTGAAAATCAAAATTATGAAAAAACTGTAGAACAGATCCCTACCGAAACTCTAATGATGGAGTTAGCTAGCCGTATGAAAGGTTACACCATTACTGTTTCAGAAAAATCAGACATTAAAAAAGCACCCTAGGGTGCTTTTTAACTACTGGATTTCTGCACGACATCAATACAATTTAAATAATACCTAGCAGCAAATTCATTAAGCTGTTCTTTCTTTATTGATGGAGTTGAATAACTTGGTTGTGAATAAGCATCTCGTATAATTGTTCTTATCAGACGTTCATCCTCTTTACTTTTCATACTATCAGAAGATTTAAGCATTATCGATAACGAGGTGCCTTTCTGCTTTTCTGCCATAATGCTTTCAGCGATATCCATCCATCCTCGACAAAACTTTTCACTTTTTTCTTCTTCAGCTTGTTTTGGAAATGGGCTCGCGTTCCCCAAAAACGGCAAGAAAACCAAACCTAATAAAACTATCTTTCTCATAAAAACCTACTTATAAACTTTTCTTAGTTTCAACAATTAAAGCACCTTGAAGTGCTCTATTTATTTCGATTTGCTTGCTTGCACTGAATGTACCAATTGTTTGCAAATTCAGTTATTGCTTCCGCCTTATACTCTTCTGATCCAAACTTTGGTTCTTTATAGGCTTCCTCGACCATCATCTCCATTAACCTTTTGAAATCCCTGCTTGGTTTGATACTCTCTATCATCTCCATTTGTCTAACCACAGAAACCCCTTCCTGCCTAAAGAGCATGACATTTTCAGCAAGTTTATTCACATCTCTACAGTGTTTATCATTAGTATCGGCTGAGTGAGTTACAAATGATGCTGTGAGTAAAAATGCAATTGGTAGTAGCTTTTTCATCAGTTACTTCCTTACATACTCTGGAAATTCTTTTAATAAACTATTACAAATCTTATTCTTCCCGTCTTTCTTTACATTTCGGTCAAATTCTTTCATGCCAAACATAAGAACTTTTTTTCCATATTCTTCGCCAAGTTCATGCTGAAAACACTTGGCTGAATCTGAGATTAACTCATTGTTATATTCACTATATCCACATTCAAATTGTGCTCTAGTTAATAAACCATGGACCGAAACAATCTGCTCACAATAAGTTGGCTCATCTCCATTTTTGGGAGCTAAAGCATGTGAAAATGATGTGGAAAAAACAGCTACTAACATGCTCCCTAAAATTATCTTTTTCATGAATTTCACCAATTGTTATAAATATAATAACTTTAACAAACAGGTTAACAAATGTCACATAAAGCAAAACCACCCGAAGGTGGTTATATTGGTTGTTTGTCATTTTTATTTCTTAATCAAAAGTATTTACCTTATCTGAAAAGATATAATGCGAAACATCTCGTATAGGAAATGGAGAACCATTAACAATTAGAGGATAGAATTGTGCTTTCTTTCGAAACTCTTCCAATACATAACTATCTAGTTCAGGCACTCCGCTACTTTTCTGAATTTTTGCTACAGTTAAATTTCCATTTTTATCAGCTTCAGAATAGATCGTAATTTTTCGTTCCTGACCTTTAAGATATCTTTTATTAACAATAATTTCAGGAAAGTTTTTAAATTTAGGTTTTCTAGAAAGTTTCAAGTCCATTGGTTGCGTAAATCTTATAGGATAATAAATACCATTTTCTTGGTACGGGTAAAAACTAGCTTTTTTTATTGCTATCAATATTTTGTTATCTAACTTATCTATACCACTACTTTTAATGATTTTTGCTCGAGTAATTATACCTCTCTCATTTGCATCAGCCGAAATCGTTATAACCCTATCATACCCTTCAAGATCCCCATCTATAATATTGATCTTAGGCAATTCCTTCCATTTTAAATTTGGTGGCATCTCTCTTATATAATCATCAGAGTCACTTGCATAAGTTCCAAATGAAAAGGAAAAACAACTTAAGAAAATAATTATTAAATTTTTCATGTCGACCTAGAATTGAGTGATTTTTTAAAAGAATAAATGTTTTTTCAATTATAAGGGATTTTTAGGCACAATGAATGGACCAAGCTTTTTTATAAAAGCTAATCACAGCCTCATAATCTCTTAAATGATTTTCCTTGGTATAAACATTAGGTGAAAGCAGTAGTAATGCTGGCATATATTGGTTCTTATAGACCTCTGGATATGTCTTACACAATATCTCTCGCTTCTCATCAATTGGTACATCATGATTATTAAATGCATCAAGCATCTTACCTATTTCCTGATTTGAAGTTAG